AAGCTGGTTACTATTATATACCATAGAATCTGTTGGTGGGTCAAATTGAAGAGCAGCAGATACAGTTGATACGGAAAATACAGATAAAGGAGTATTAACAGTAAAATTAACAATATACGGATTAGTGGCTGAAAATGTTGAAAAAGCAGTTGTGTTACTCTCCGCGGTGCTACCAGATAACGCTTCCCATATATTAACACAACTTAACATATTTGTTGTATCAGTTAAATAAGAAGCTGAAATAGAAGAGAGAAATAATGAAGTTGTCTTATATTCCTGATTAAGAGATATTTTTTGCTCTAATATACTACCCATAGCAGATCCAGCTGATGGATTATCTATAACCAAAGTAAGGCTCTTTGAAGTACTTTCAGATAAATCATTAACAGCACTAATATCGAATACTACAGAGGAGACATTACCAGTGAAAAATATGGTACTAGTATTATCGATTTGAGCGGCTGACGTTTGTTGAGTTACTCCAGTGCCAGGAAAATCTTCATATCTAGTAACAACAACATTCTTATCATTACTACCAGTGACCACCGGAGTATAGGAGCCCGCTGTAGCAACTGTATCTTCAGTAATTACTAAATTTACTGAAGATTCAACATCAATATCCGGAAGACCAGTTGGAGTATCAGTGACGGTTCTAGTTATAGCAACACGGCCAGTTGACCCTTCATTAACAGAAAGAGTCGCCGCAGACATACTAATAGTATACATATCACCGATACCTGTTATAGTTCCGGTTACAGTAGAGAGATTAGAGTCTATAACACAGTTCGTGTTCTCTTCTATTATAAAATTAAACGTTTTATCAGCTCCAGTAAAAAATTGTAAGGTATCAATATAAATCTCCTTTTCTGTCTCATCCTTATTAAACACTTCTATATCTTTATTATCAGAGCTAATATATGTGAAATCAGCTGATGTTGCTGTACCTAATGTTGTATAATATTTAAAGCTACAACTAGGGAGAGCAGTTAGAACATTCGTCCTAGTCACTTTCATTGTGATAAAATCACCAGCTGAAACTGTCGAAGCCGCCGACTCAACCTTTAATACATTAGGGTAACTTTCAGTATTAGCTGGTAGTCTAATTGCAATATTATCAGGGGGATTATTGTTAAGCGGCTCCTCTTTAATTAAATTAAACAGACTCTCTTGCTGAGAGTATAATAGCTTTAAGGGTCTATTAATAACATCAGCTAAGAGTGGCTCGTTAACCCCTATGTATAAATTGTTACTATCATCAAGTGCACTTGGTTTAGTAAACTCATGATAATTTACTGTACATAGCGTCGGTACTGATGCATACCCCTCATTGGTATTATAAAAACTATATACTTTTTTATTTAAATTTTCAAATAAAGAGTAATGATTATAAATTAATTTTTTTGTTGTCTTATTAAATGTTATATTGTTAACAATTTCCTGAGGGAGAACTAATATATCAGATAAAGTAAAATAATTAGTATATAAGTTCTCGCTATAGAGCTTAGTTGTAACATGCTCGTCTTCATATACATATGTTGATACTTTTTGGTTAGAGTTAACTACCGTGGTAACAGCTACGTAATCCTTATTATTATATAAAGCAGTATCAAATGATAATATTTGCTGATCATCATCATTACCACTTATTCTAAGGCCAGTGCTAGTAGCGCCGGCGGATAGATTTAATACTCCAAGATACTGATTTAAATTAGACTTGTAATATTTATATATTTTACCATTATTACAAATATATAAAATATTTTTTACCGCCTTACTGTTAACTATTTTCTTAAAGCTACCACTTTCATTTAAGCCAGATAATGTATACAGTCTAGTATCATAGAAATTAAACAAAGCCTGGGGCTGCGATAGAGTATTATCGACTACATCATACTCAATTATTTTACCGTTAGAAGATAAAATATAACCAAAGACAGACTCGTTAGTATCTGAATATTGATCTACTACAATTGAAACTAATTCACCAGTGTTTGAATTGTTAAATAAACTAGGTGCATTTACCTCTCGTATAAAATTAAAATCAAGGTCAAACACTTTAATACTATTATGACCATTATCTAAAATATAAATTCTATTTTTGTATACAGATAAACTACTCGGTCTAACTAGTTTGTTTTTAGTTTGAGACGTTCCTTCTCCACCAATTGTCTTAAGGAGATATCGCCCAGGATGAGCGGTATCGTTAACACCAGTTCTCTTTAAAGCAACATCGTCAGTTATTAGTCCGGTAATATCAAACTTAAAAGCTGTATTAGAGTCTTTATCTAAAACAAATAATAAATTATCTACAATATCTACGCTTACAACATTTTTAAATTTAAACGTCTTATTAAATTCCACTTCGTTACCAGATACAAGAGTTGTAATTGTAGTAAGATTAACATCCGTCTCTGATATAACTGACTCATCTGAGCTATAATTAAAGTATAGGAACTTCTCTGTACCGTCATTTTTTAATGTAATATGTGTCTCTTGAAGACTTGATAAATAATTGGTACCTGTTCCGTCTTTCGGGTCAGTAGTTACTGCAACTAAGGACCCAGCCATGCTATCATTAATAGATAGATAGTTTGGAGCAGCTGACGTAGGAGGGGACTTCGTAAGTAGTTCAGCATTAGCTATAAGATACAAATAATTCTTATATAATTTCGTAAGACTGTTATTATATACATCTGATATCGCGAAGTCGTTGTGACTTATAGTAACATCATCAACGGTATATGGAAGGCTGGTTGATGCAACCTTTAACTTATCTAATACCCTATCCTGCTCAAAGCCATACGTCGACACTGATGTTACTTCGCTATATACTGAACTAGCCATTATTAATTATTTAACAAATTTATCTTGATTTAATAGATTGAAGTTGCAAGATAAAAAGTAAATAATTAAGATGCCAAAGAAAGCTCCTGTAAAAAATAAACACAAGATTACTCACGATTTTATTTTGAGGTTATATAAAGAGACGGAAACTATGAATAAAGCCGAAAAAGAGCAAACAGTTGCAAAATTAAAAGATCTGATACAATTCATCGGAGAGGTGATTGTAGTTGATCTCTCTGATACTAATGTCTAAAACATATATAACGTGGGAAGAGATACAACAAGATACAACATACCTAGCTAATGAAATATCTCATTTAAATTTTAGCTGTATTATTGGTGTGGCAAATGGTGGGATGATTCCAGCTACACTAATAGCCAAACAACTTAAAGTTAATAAGCTACTATCTTGTAATTTAAAATCCTATCAAGAAGACAAGCCGAGAGAAGGGGCTCACTCTCACAATGATGTAGTAAAGAAGATTAGCTTTCCAGACTGGAGCGAACTCCGTGAGGAAGATAAAGTGTTAATAGTAGATGATTTAGTAGATGTCGGATTAACACTAAAGACAATTAAGCAGTATAATGATATTATTAATCACGAACAACCAGAAAAGAACTGGGTTTTTGTTACCTTATATAATAAATCTAGATCAATATTTAAGCCTGATTACACAGTAAGAGAAGTTGATAATGATGAGTGGATTGTGTTTCCCTGGGAAGAAACCGCTCCCGCGCGACGGATCCGACTTAATTACATATATCCAAGCAGTGTTAAATGATGACCAGCTGAGAATACTTGATCGCTTGTCCCTGCTCCATCGTGACCTTCCCGTATCATTCTATACTGAAAGCTGCTAGCGCTTAACGGACAATAGAATTGGTTTGACCCACCGTAATTAGGATGAGCCCATTTCTGGTTCCCGAGGGCCCAGTTTGTGTGCGCGCCTGTAAGTGTAGTAGTACCAGTTCCTGATCTTACCTCTAAAAGATGTTTTGTATTAATAGACGTCTTCGCACCAAATGCCCCGGGAGAGATCCACACAAATTGCAATAAAGCGACTGTTGCGTTTGTAGGTACATTTGTTAGCGTTGGTGACACCGCCCAGGTATTGCTATATGCGGTTGACGACGAATGCATGTCTACTTGAGTTGAGAGGAACCTCAACTTACCATCAGCTAGATCGTTACCAGCAGCGACGTCAGCAGCTGCTGCAGTTAATTGTCCAGTAGATGTAACAATTACGGCTCTATTTCCGGTACCAACTAGGCCACCTATAAACGCACTTGTGCCGGTTAAACTTGTCGTTGATATAGTTTCACTAAACGTTACATCTCCC